ACACTGATTCTGCAAGTATAGGTAACGCCCTTGTTGATGTACCAAATACCCATTTCAGACTGCGCCGTGCGGTACTCCCCGCAAGGGATTTCGTTTGCCATCAGCTTCACAACGTCAGCGTTATTGGCTGCGTTGTTTGTAAACAGTCCGACATCCAGCCCGTCATTGGTTTTGTCTCTGCCGTCCTTGGCATAGGCTCGGTACAGTATGCGAGTCCCGAACATTGGGTTGACTTTAAACACTGCAACAATAGTGGCGTTGGTGGTCTTAAACAGGTGGGCAGAGGCATCCTCAACTCTGTCCTCGGCAATGCTAGGTATCTTCTTGGACTCTTTGTAAGCGCCAATCAGCAGGTCTTGGTTTGTGTACACAAAGTAGCCAGCAAAAGCAACTACGCCCATGACAAGGATGGCGGCGAGTTTAAATGGCGAATCCACATACCCAAGAACTTTGTCAAGAGTTGAATTGGCGTTTAAAGTTCCTTCGCTCACAGCTTGCCTTTCATTGCAATTACACCCCAAGCCACCAAGAAAAATATGGCAGCGGCTACCAGTATGCAAAGCCCCATTGTGATGGCTTCGTCAATCTCTGCCTTGCGGTTCTTTGCCGCCCTAGCATCCAATATCTCCTGCGTCCTGCGCTTCTGCACAATCGAGTTACGCTCAAGCAGAATCTGGCTCCAAAGCTGGCTGTGGCCCTGATTGATAAAGTGCCACTTGAGTTCTTCTTCAGCCCGATTCAGTTCATGCAGTTGCATCACTGTGCTCATGGCCTGACTAGTGTCAGAGGAGTACTTTTTCTTCGGGTCTTTAACCGCTTCCTTGGCTACCTTTTCCTTCGCGTCAAAAAACTTCATCACATCGTTTGTGATACCTTGAACATCCTTGCCCATTTTGATTGCGGCTTGGATTCCTTTTATAGCACCTTGTGCTATGGCAAATGCGCTAATTGGGTCGATCATTCTTGACCTCCACAACCCAGCGGCACACCCTCCCGTCTTTATCTAGAAACTCGTTAGCCCCATACTTTTCGCTCGGCAGCACGACACGGCAAACCAACACGATTTTTGTCTCGGTATTGGGCCACGGTATCTGAGCGGAAGCAATTGCATCAATCACGTTACCCCATTAACTTTTGGTTTAGTTCTTTAAACCGTTTCATATTTTTAACAAAAACATGCTCATGGATTAAGCGAGCAATGTTATTTTCCCGTTGGGTTTCTGTGCGTACAACCACATCAAACTGATCTCGCTTAACAAGAATGTATTGCGCTATTGGGGTCCCTGCTTTTATAAGTACTTTGCCAGAAGGAACCTTCCATTTAACCTGCGGATTCATCTGTGCATACCCATACTCACTGGAAAAATACCCCGGCAATGTTTCAAACCTATTTTCATCAGAGTACGCAACAGGCATTTCTAGTAAAAAGTACCCCGGGGGAATTTTGCATTTCCAAGAAGTTTGGAACTTAATTACGTTCTGTATAACCCCATCCCAGTTGTCAAGAAAATCTACAAGCTGCTCAGGAGGGTGAAACCCAATAGCGTCAAACCCACATACTTCTTTTTGGTTTACGGCGGATGCCCAATTACAACTAATACCATCACTATTGGTCTCAATGGTTATATCTTGCCATGTACGCAAAATCCACCCATGCCGCATTAAATTAAATATCCCGGGACATTTGGCGGTGTGCATTGATGCCACCATACCGTAATCGGGTTCCAAGCGTTTTTGTTTAAAGTCTTCCAGCAAACGACCGGTCCATGCGTGTTTATACGATGCGGAAGGGATGATCGGCATAAGCTCTTCAACCCCTGCCACACTACAAACAAACTCAACAGTAGGTTTCTTACTAAAAAAACTCATACTAAAAAGTTGACACCCAATTTTTTAACCGAACTCCTATTGCCAAAATAACAATGCTAATCAGCAAAAGCACTGGAAATAAGATGGTTGCAAATAAATATGACCCCTCAACATAAAAGTCCACCATGTTTTATCCTTTTATTAGGTCTTCATAATGTACGCCAATGCGTAATACGGAGGAAGGTTTGCGTTTGTGCCTGATACTCCCGCAGATGCGTTTGTTGTCCCAACCGTAATGCCAGTTGATGCCCCGCCGGTAGAACTTGTTTGGGTAGCGCCGGGCCCGCCACTTCCGCTATTTGCAGGAAAGTTATACTGTTGATCTGTGTATGAGTGTGAATGGCCCGGGTCTGTAACTGTGGAAGTTGCGGTATGTGTATGGGTTACAACAACTGCATCTGCGCTGCCTCCTGTAGCGGCTACTGCGTATGCCGATCCTGCTCCAATAACAAACCTGTCGCGCAAGTTTGGCGTACTGTTGGTTCCGTCGCATATCACCCATCCGCTAGGGATTGATGCAATTGACCCGCTCCACATAATAATGCCGCCGGACGGGAATGATGCGGGTAATGCGGAAGATGCCCATGCCGTGCCAGTGCTAGTCAAAACATTACCCGATGTACTTGGGGCAACTGTAGCAACTGCCGAAGTTCCGTTTCCAACCAATACTGCGTTAGCCGTAAAAGTGGATGTTCCTGTACCGCCATTTGCCACAGAGACAATACCCGTTGCCGAAATAGCAGATACAAAAATAAAATCAGCGCCGCTCCACGCTACTGTTGCCGAAGTTCCATTGGCTATGGTTATCCCTGTTGTAGGACCAGCGCCGCGAATAACTACTGCAAAGCCGCCAGATGTGCTATTTACAATAATGTAAGTCTTGCTTTGGGCTGGGGCTGTGATATACCGAATTGCGGTCCGTGCGCCCGTACAAAGAAGGACTGCCTGTCGCGCTTGATTGGCGGCTAGGGTTGTAGTCGTTAAAGTAACATCTGCGTCTGTGCTGAGCGTAGTGGTACCCGCTACAGCGGTATCCAACAAAGACGTTAACGAGTTGTTGACCGTATCGCCCCATGTACCAGACAGTTCGCCGGATACTGGTAGGGCCAAGCCTAAAAGTGATGTTGCTGCCGTAGTCATAGGGCTTCCTTATGTGGTAGGGGCATTGTACATATGCCCCAGTATTAAATCCAGTGTTCAGTACGTCTTAACATTGTTTGCGGCTATGACGGCCTCAATGTCCGAAATACATCCTTTGAATTCTGCGTCGATTTGCTGCACTTGGGTGTCATTAAGCTGCTCTTCTTCTGTAATTTTAGAGTACTGCTCAAGAAGATAACGGGTGTCGTGATCCCAAGGATGGAAGTTTGGTTTAAAGAATTTAAGTAGCGGTATAAAAGTTTTAACATTTAGGCCGTCCATACCCCAAAGAAAACTTGCAGCGTCTTTAAAAGTCTTCCATTTCCATAGTTGCTTATCATGTCGTAACAACCGTATAACCATTTTGGTATGGTTTATTTTGAACCGAACAACAAATAACGCAAAGGCAATTTGGAGCATATGCCGTTTGTAGCCGTATACGTCCTTGAGGTCATGCCACATATCAAGCGCAGACCCCTTATGTTCAATCTCTTCAAGGAAGTGCCACACCCATGCTTGGCGGAAATGGGGGTGCATTTGTGCTAACAACTTAGGGCGCTCTAAGAAATATTCCATCATAACGGCGGCATTGTGCTCACCACAAATAACAACGGTTAGCCATCCTTTAGGGCCCACAAGATTTTCCAGCCATTTCTTAGACGCTAGCATTTTTTGCAGATACCACTTGCCCATCTCAGTCGCGGGTACTCCAACTTTATCAAGCCATGTATTGTATTGGCGATGAGAAAACGAATGCCAATTCTCTTGAGCAATCATCTCGGCTGTTTGCGCTTTAAGCACGGGGTCTGTTAAAAGCAGCCTGTTTGCTTTAATGGCGTGGATTACAACATTTTCTGCCTGTGGGATAAGGATGCTAACCGCGTTAAAAAAATGCGTTTTATACGGGCTGTTATCAAACCAATACTTAGGAAGTTCTTTGTCCCAGTTTTGCCGTAGGGGTTGTGATTTATATTCAAATTGCATGTTGTTTTTCCTTTTGTAGTTTGCGTTTGTGTTTTACGTACTTGTAAATAGGGAAAAGTACTAAAAGTTTTACGAATTGCCAAGCAATAAATAGCATATCAACCTTTTTATACGGGTATAGATTCAAAGACTATGATCCTGCACGTTGAATTAGCCGCCACCACAACATCATTGTTTTGAACTGCAAACATGTGGAAACCTTCTTGTGCGTCACCATTGATTGTGTAGTCGTCCCCAAACACAAGAACCATTACCCCTTTAGCTACAGCTAGCGTATTCCCAGCATCAAGGTTAACGTCTTTATCTGTAATAACCCTATACCCCAATTGTGGTTGTATGCACTGTACTTCTGTATTGTCTTCTAAGATGGTCATCCTAAATAATTGTTTGCCCGTTGAATTTGGTGCTGGGAAGATATCGCAATTTGGCGCGGCCCCAATAACATCAGGGTATTCGGTACCGGGGTACTCCATACGGCATGAGCCTTTACTTATTATGGATTTTATAAACGGATCATCTCCACCCAGCGGCGCACGAAACCCTACTACCTGAACATCTCCTTTGTACTCCCATATACTGGTAACAACTCTAAGATGTAGCGCTGTAAATTCACTGGGTTTTGAAACTAGGTACGCCATATATTAAAGTACGGTAATCGTTTCTGATATATTTCCAGCGGTCCCAGCATTACTCCTATTGGCTACATTACCATTTAAGTCCGTGGTAAATGTAGCAGCTATTAATGGTAATGTTTCATTAAACGGAAGAGCTTCAACTTCTCGCCCTACTAGCGGGATAATGACAGCTAACGATGTATCAATATTTGGGTTGCGTATATTTTCTTGTGCTTCCAACCATGCTGTAGGGGCGCGAGCACTAATAAACTTATTTAGCTCTAATCCTGTAGGCGCGGGTATAGGCAGGTCAAATGAATAATCCGTCCTTGCCCTAAGAACTACACCGTTAACAGTATCAACTGACAGCATATGTTCTGTAATTGTATCGGTATAAAAACGCACAATAATGGAATGCGATTCTGGGTTTGCTTCGATAATTTTATATTTAATCATGTTGCTGTTCCGTTTCTTGTTCCAAAGGCTATCCATGTAACATTTGAGTTGCCTGATATGTACGCACCAGTTGCCCCGCTAGCTCCTGAACCTCCGCTAGACCCTGCTGCCCCAGCAGCACCCCCTCCTCCACCAAGAGTTGTTCCAGTTTGACCCGCGGCCCCCGCTGATCCTGAGCCACCCCCATCCCCGCCCCGCCCAGCAGGTGATGAACCTCCACCGCCAGCGGCACCGGAGAAAGGGCCGCCGCCAGCAACACTATATCCGTTTCCTCCAGCGCCCCCTGAATAATTTAAATTGGGATTTTTCCCTCCTTGAGAGGTTACTCCACCGCCGCCTCCTCCCCCTCCACCGCCTGAACGTGTCCCTGCCGACCCACCTGCACCCCCAGTGCCACCGGTGCCCCCTGAAATAGTATTTATATTGTTTATAGATACAGGCACGGAAGCCAAAATAGCTAGCCCCCCTGTACCTCCAGTACCTCCAGTGCCCCCGTTGCCAGCAGCACCACCAGCACTACCAGCAGACCCATTACTACTAGTTCCAAACCCGCCACCACCTCCTCCGCCCGCAGCGCCATTAGTCCCTGCAGAGCCGGTAGAGCCGGTAGAGCCGGTATAGCCTTGAATTGTTCCGCTGTTTACAAGCGTTACACCTAACGGAAATGACCCGTCAATGGTTAAAGCCGTGCTAGACCCGGTTCCGCTGATTGTATTACTAGAAGGTACTGTTGCAATTACCTTTGCCGCCCCGCCCCAGCCTGCTGCCAATGCTTGCGTTCTTAAATTTAAGTTTGACCCCGTAGTGAGGTTAAACGTAAAGTCAGGAACTCCTCCTACAGCGGCTAGAAAGAAGTTTTTAGCAGCAAACATTACGGTGTATACCCTTGTGCAGCAGAGCCGTACCAGTTTGTGCCGTCAGCAATAAATGTCAAGATGTCCATTTTCCCCGCAGCAGCCGTAATTGTTGGAGCTCCTGCTGAACTCCATTTAACGCCTGTAAATGTTGCTGTACCGTTCCCCGTAGTCGCCGCCTGTTTAAGAAGCAACACAAAAGACTTTCCTGCCGTAGCAGTGGGCATAGTAAACGTACAGGCTGTTGACGCTGTTAATGTTGCAGTCTGCACTGTACCGTTAGTCAGGGCAATAGTGTTTGTGGTGGTCACCGTGCCGATGGCAACTACGCTTTCTACGTAATCAGTTACCGTTGGGTTGGTAATAGTCTTGTTGGTCAGGGTCTCTGTGCCAGTGTAGGTAGCAATCGAAGCCCCAGCCAAAGTTGTAGCGCCTGTGCCGCCTGAACCAATTGCAAGCGTAGCGGAAAGCCCCGCAGCAGTACCAGAGGTATTTTGATTAAACGTGGGGAATGTAAATGTCCCAGTACTGAAATCACCTGAGACTGGCGTTCCTAATGCGGGGGTTACTAAGGTCGGGCTTGTCGATAAAACAACATTTCCTGTGCCTGTAGAAGTTGTTACCCCTGTACCACCAGAAGCAACGGCTAAAGTAGCAGATAAACCTGCGGCTGTTCCAGAAGTGTTTTGATTAAATGTGGGGAATGTAAATGTTCCGGTACTAAAGTTGCCAGAAGTAGGTGTACCCAGTGCTGGAGTTACAAGTGTTGGGCTTGTGTCTAGTACTACTGCACCTGAACCTGTGGATGTTGTTGCGCCTGTACCGCCGTTGGCAACAGGAAGGGTTCCGCTTACGTGGGTAGCCAAGCCAATCTTTCCATAGCTAGGCGCGGAAGCAACGCCGCCAGAGATCAGCGCATTGCCTACAGCTACGTCGGCAAGTTTAGCCAGTGAGGTTGTGGTGTCTGCGTACAGAATATCGCCAACTGCGTAGGAAGATAGGCCAGTTCCCCCATATACAGCCCCGATTGCAGTCGCAGTCCAAGTACCGGCAGTCAGAGTTCCAACCCCAGTAACGCCTGTGTAGCTACCAGAGAGCCGTCCAGATGGCAGAGTCCCAGAGGTAATGTTTGCTGCGTTGGTTGTGTCTGTCGTAGCTGAAGTAGCTAGTCCAGAAACTGCGCCTGCTGCAATTGCAATAGCCGTGTTGGAAGCCGATGTAATCTGCCCTTGGGCGTTTACAGCAATCGTGGGTACAGAGCCAGCCAAACCATAAGAACCAGCCGTTACAGCAGTGTTTGAGATGTTAAATGTTGTCGAAGGGCTTAGGTTTAAACCCGTGCCCGCGCTGTAAGTTACTGCAGCACTAAACTGGGAAAACGTAATTGCTGTAGTACCGAAGGTGATTACCCCAACGGTTGTGCAAACATAACCCTCACCCGCGCCTGTATCGCCACTTGTTACAAAAAACGCATCACCTTGACCAAGTGAATTGGGGCTTGAAGGCGCATAGGTATCGGCATCTGTAGCGCGTGTCAGCACCCAGTTGGTCGATACGCTACCGACCGTAGTTACGGTGTAAACACCGTTTTGAGCCGCATTAGTCTGGTTGTATATCAACACCCGCTTGGTAGTCGTCATCAACACGCCGTCAATGGTAAGCGCTACTTGCGTACCCGCATTCGTTAGTGTGGCCCCAACACCAGAAGCGCCGTTGTTGTAGGTTGCATTCAGGTTACCCGCAGTATCGGGTGATTCTACGAATACGGGTGCGTGGTAATGGATGCCAGCCGATGCAATGGTGTCAACGTAGGTCTTATTGGCAATGTCATTTCCAGTAGAAGGCGCGGTAGTTACAGTACCCGCAGTAAGTGTGGCTGTTGTAGCGTTAAAGGCGTTAAATGTGTTCTGTACTGGATACGAACCTGCGGAGTCTAAGTAAACGGAACGCTCTGCTGGATAAGTTACAAATACATCTTTTGATCCCGCAGAAAAACTAACCAGTGAGCCGCCATTGCTGGAAGACAGCACAGTGTCACGGGATAGGGTATTACCGGAAGTGGTGTACGTTCCAATGCCAACTTCAAACTCTGAGCCTGTAGCGCTTGAAATTGTGTAGTAAGTAGTGTTACCGTTCCCAATAACGCTAAAAGTTTGGTATCCGGTTGCGGCTGATCCTAGCGAAAGTGTACCCGTACCTGTTGTGGTTGTACTTACTTTTACCCTGTCTTTTACTACGAGCGCCATATAAATCCCTTATGTTTTAGCCTTAATTACCTGCCACGTAACAGTTTGCGCTGTCCCTATTACGCCCCATGTAGGAGTCTGGGCAGTGTTCCCTACTTGCCATGCAGCAGTTTGTGAATCGTCTATAACTTCCCACGGAGCCAAACCATTTGTATTATCAATGGCTGTTGCAGCGTCTTGTATGCTGGCTGCAAGTGTTGCTGTAGCAGTAGACGTATCCACTCCGCTTGCGCCCTCAACTGCGGAGGTGTTAAACGTGGAAGCCCCTACGCTAGGTGTATCAACACCAGACACGGCTTCGTTATAAAGTGGAACAAAGTCAGCTTGGCTGCTAGCTGTATCTGCTACTGACCCAGCCTCAGTTACTGCGGAACTAAAGACTGGGGATACTACCGCTGCTGTGTCTGCTATTGAAGTAGATTCAGAATAATCCCCGAGAAAAACAACAGAAGCGGCATTGGTTTCTACTACTGAAGCGGCCTCTGCCACATCGCCAACAAAGCTGGATGCCTCGTCAGATAAAGACGCAAAAGGAGCGCTAGCAAATGACCCAAAGCCAAACACTCGGAATCACTTTTAAGAAGCGGTCAGGCTGAACGTGTAAACCACATTCAGGGTATCCCCAGAAACAACTGCGCGGTCGCCGGGGGATTGGAAATCTGCTTCAGAAAATAAAGTTCCTGATGTGCCGCTAGACACAGTACATAGAAACGCGCCTGCTACAGTGCCACCAGCACCAGAAATGGTGAACACTGATGGAGATGCTGTGTTGCTAATAACTGAGGGGTTTGCAGTTGTAGCTGTACCAAATGTAAGCGCCTTGCGAGCACCGCTGTAGTCTGTGAACTCAGTCCACCCTGCATGTGATGCTAACGTATCCGCAGCAGCGTACGTTGTGCCGGAGCCGGGTCCTGTAACCAAGCCTAAATAAAGCGCAGCGGTGTAGCTGGAGCCTTTGAAGTACTGGGTGTTCATGTCTTGCAAACCAGTATTTACAACTAGGTTATGCGCGGATTCTTCCCACTTCAGGTTTCCGTCTTTGTCGAAGCACTGGACAGTAAATACACCACCACCGCTAGCTTGCTGTACGGATTGCGTCCCTGCGACCATACCTGCAGTTACGGAATCTGTTGATTTTGCGACTTCATTGGACATAAAAACCCCTAATTTGAACTGCGAATTAGCGCAGAGGTAGCTGTGTTAGCTGGCATTGTGATGGTAAACGTGCCTGTGGATGTCTTATCTGAACCAAAATCTAACACCACAATGGACTTATTTCCTTGGCTGGCATTGTAAATCAAGGCACACCGTGCTGTCACTGATGTTGACCACGAAACATTTGCAAAATTAACGTAGACCGTGTAGCCAGAAGTGTTAAGCGTTACTCCTGTCATAACAGCTCCGCCTGCTGTGTAGCCTGACGCTACAACCTCATTGGTGGTGCTATATACCGTGGTATCTTCGTCAAGGTTAGCGCTTGCCGTATACAACGCAATCTTGATGGTATTCGTTAACAGATTGTGTACCGCTTGGTACACCTCTGCTTTAAACGAAGTGGTCTGTGTTTGGACGATCATCGGACAGGTACTCGGTAGGTTCCGCTGCGGTAGCTATCCTGCTTCTCAAGGCCATCGCCAAGACGTTTAGCAAGTGCAAGCGCTTCTTGGTAACGCGCAGTGTATAAGGCAACCATATCGGCCTCACCCTTCATGTAGGTGTACGCCTCTACCAATGCGCCATAAAGCAGCACGGTGTCAAAGTTATCGCCCAACCATGTAGTCAATGCAGTGGTAATGGAGGTTGGGTAGTAGTAATAGTGAAGCTCTGCGTAGTACGCGGAATTAGGGGTTGGAGCCAAAATAAACGACAACTCGTTTGTAGGAACTGGCGGAGTCCCTGCAGTTGTAGTTGGCCCAAACAATGCGTAATACTTAGGTATTCCAGTATCTGTAGGGTTTGGATACGCTTCCCGGAGAAAGTTTACATCCTTGTTCAGTAAGTACGTATACGTCTCATTGGCGGTACCGTATCCACTGATTATTGCGATAGAGTACGAGGACAGAAAATCATCAGGGCACGATAAGTACTTATTGCCGGATGTTAAAAGTCCTGTTACGTTTTTGCGCAACGAGGGGAACTGAACGGTGTTGTATATACGCTGCTCCGCCTGCTGAATGAACGTATTCATATCAGTAGTGGTAAACGTGTTCTCCGTGTAATCAGAGATCGCAGTAACTAGAGCAGCGTAGTTCATACTTATGCCATCGGCCCCCGGGCCATGACACCTTTGGTAGCACAGCCGGTACCACGGATTTTAATTCCAGAGGTTTTGACAGGCTCATTACCAGCGGACTTGCTGATATTGCCTACACTTACGTCATACGAGTCCAACTTGCTATGGTTGGGTTCTTTGCCGGGGTTACCAGAAATAGCCACCGCTTTGCCAGACATAGTGTGGGGCTTGGCGTAAACGCTGGCATCGCCAACTTCCTTGCCCATCAGTTTTTTGCTAAAGGTTGCCATATTAGCCTCGCTTTTGGTTAGCTACTTTAGCCAGACCACGGCCCAGCTTCAGCATTTCTTCATTGGTTTTGCCGCCCTTGCTGCCTTTACCACCGTGTTGGATGGCGACGGTAGGACCACTATCACCAAGATTTTTGCCTTTGGTCTTACCTTGTTTAGTAATACCATCCGCAGCTTTTGTATATGCCATGATTAACTCCTATGAAACCGTAAATTGATTTGACTTGCTTTGGTTGTGCTTTGCAGGTATGACTTGCAAATTGTACGGGGTATGCAGCCCCGACACAAGTTTTCCCTGTAAAGGAACGATATGGTCAACTTGCCAAGAAAAACCAAACAATTTGGTACGAAGCGCTGCCAATTCATAAGCCTGCTCAATCATCCAGTGATCGTCTTGCGTTAGCCACTTTGGCGTTTGCATCCTTTTGGATAACTGATGTTTACGACTCCAAGCATTTGTTTTTGCCGGGTATTGAGCGCGATATTTCCGCGCTGCTTCTTTGGCTGCTTCAGCATTGACCAAATATTCTGCTTTTCGAAATTGAACTTTTTTTTCTGGGTTTTGCTCTCGCCAAAGTTTTGTTTTTAAAATTGAGGATTCTCTTGTTCGTGCGTAGTACGCTGCTCTTCGAACTTTAGAATAACTTTTTCGGCAATCCAAACATTGGCATCTCTGTAACTCAAACTGGTTTACAGGCTTATTTTCTTTACAAACAGTGCAAGTTTTCATGATACCGTTATCGTAACATTTCCGACACTCGTGGTTGCAACTAGGTAGTTTGGGGTTAGAGAGGCGTCAAACCCTGAAGAACCCCCAACGGGATTCCAATTCCACTGGATATCCCGCGAGCCACCAGACAAATTGCCTTCTGAATTTACTCCAGATACCACGTATGTTGTATCCCTACGTGGGTTGCGCAATGCTTGTGGATCATCTACCGGAAATGTACCAAGCATTAACTGCGGCTGATCCGGGTCCCAGCACTCGGGGCACACCAATAACTCATACTTCCGTTGCTTGATTATCTCAGTCTTTAACTTCTTCAGCAAGAACTGCTGCCCGCAGCGATCACATTCCGCAATCGCCTTTTTGCCGGATGCGAACCGATTACCCATTAAGTGCCACCAATAAACATCTGGCGGGGCACAAATCGTATGGGAGCGGTTTCCCGGTCCTCGTCAGCAGCAAGCTGCCATGCCTCGTCGTATTGGGCCTTCAAAATAGGTAAACGGTCTGCGCCACCGGGTATCTTCATGGCTAACTGATACGCCAAGCCAGCCACCATACAGGGTAAAAAACGGAACGGTACATCCATGGTGTTTACACCACCACCTGCATCGTTAATACGGCGCATGCGGTAGTACACGAATTGGTAGTCAGCAGTGGTATCTGGCACGGGCCAGACGGTTACCGATGGAAGGTTCTGTGGATATACAGCAGCCCCCGATGTGTGAGCCGCAGCCGTGGTGTTTGCCTGACCGCGTGAGCAGTACAAAAGCTGATTCCCTGAGACTGACCCGTAATTGATGGTTTCCGCGTCAATAAGGACAAAACCCGTTGTACCTAGGCCAACCGTTGACGCAACAGTTATCGTCGTGTCTGTGGCCGTTATGGTGCTTGCAAGGGTGGTTCCCACTGCGGATCGCTCGCCGTCAAGCCGTTGGAACCATACTTGGATGGGTCGGGCTTGGGAGAGTTTGTTTGGAATCGTGGCGTATGTTGATACGCTGATACGCGAAATAGTTAGGTCAGCCTGTGTTGATACGTTGCCTGCGCCCGTGCGAATGACGTGCTCCAAGAGGTCTACGGTATCTACAGGAAGGGCGTAAGTGGCTTGGCCAGCCACCAAATTAATCGTGCATTGCTCAAACGTCCACATGTTAATACCGCGGTTTGCCCACTCGGCAAACATCAAGTTCAGTGAACGCCGCGCGGTGCGCAGGTCATAACCCGAACGCAACTCGGAACCCGCGCGTTCAAACGCCTCCTCAACAATTTCTGTGAGGTCTAGGTTAAACGATGAGGTGCCGGAGGTTGCCATATTAAATCATCTTCCCACGGGTTTTACCACGTTTTGCAATGCCGTCAGCAGATTTTATAAATCCCCCGCGCTTAGCTGCTACAGGCTGTTCATCAGACTCCGCAGCACTTGTTTTTACCGGCTGGCCGGGAATAAGTTTGGGTACGTAACGCGAGCCCCCGTAGGTTGTATCCATGCGGTTACTCGCAGCATTAGCTTTACTAGCGCTGTCGTACGTTTTATTTCGTACCAAACTTTGAGCTTTTATATCCCAAATACCATACGTTTCATCTGCCATTATCTAAACCCCGCTGTTTTCTTTGCTATGCCTTTGGGCTGAGCTACGAATTGTTTCCCTTTAGCTTTGCCAGCACGTTTTGCCCGCGTTGTCGCAGCATACTCACTAGGGCTGAGGCTTTTAATCGCAGCGCTTGGTAGGTATCTTTCACCTGTATCAGAAGATTTTTTACCACTTTTAGTTCTCCATTTCTGGTCACCCCAGTCCTTGAGCGATTTCTGTGGAGCCTTCATTTTAGTCCCTATACCCACCGCCAGAGGCTTTATATTTCTTAGCGACTAGCTGAGCTTTACGTGCAGACCATTTTCCAGCGCCGGTTCCTTGCGTTGCTGCGGCTTTTACTTGCGACACAATCTTCTTGCGAAGACTGGGTTTTGTGTAGTTACCCGCAGCATTGACCGTACCACCTTCAGCGTATTGTGTGAAGTCGGTGTCATCCCGGCGGGCCTTCTTCACACCTTTAGGCATCTTGGAGGGGTTTACGGCCCCCATGCCGCGACTGGCAATCATTAGCACATCCCGCCATTTTTCATTGCAACCATCTTACCTTTGGTCTTGCCACTTTGAGCGCAACCATCAGCACGAGAGGATGCAGAAGAAACTGAACCGCCTTTTGCATAGCCTCGTTGACCACGTACAAGAGCACGAGCATCACTGCTTTTTGAAGGTGGAGTCTGGTCTGCAGCATCGTAAGCTGCCTGTGCTTTGGTACGTTTCTTTGCTTCAGCCACATCGGCTGGAGACACGTCACCCATATCTTGATCTTCAGAGAATGTAGGTCTAGTAGTAGCCATGATTAGCACATCTTTCCACGAGTTTTGCCTTTAATGGCAATACCGTCTGCACGGCGGGAAGCAGAAACCGATCCACCTGAAGCCATCTTTTTAATTTTCCCGCCACGTTTCATGCCTTGATCTTCTTCAGAAAGCATGCTTTGGTATGGGGCTGGAGAAGATGGACGCGCGCCTGCTGTGGTTTTTGGGGCCATGCCTGCGGGTGTATAACGGGATTTGTATCCACTCATTGATTCTTCAGAGTCTGCATTTGCGTATCTATCACGCGCAGCTTTGGCCGCTTCTGCAATTTTTTGACGCGCCAAAGGAGAAGTTTCGTCTGATGCATTACGTTCTGCGCTTTGAAGGGCAGAAATCATATCGCTCTGTTTACGCATACCAGAGTTACGAGCAGCTTTCTTTGCTGCGCCCGTCTCTTCAGCGGTTTCGGTAGTATATTTTTTACCGTTGAACTCAAACGTTTTATCTCCCGCTCTACGAGCAGCAGCAAACGCGGAACCAAATTCTGATGTAGCCATGATTAGCACCGTCCGCCGTTTTTCATGGCGATCATCTTACCTTTGGTTTTACCCTTGGTTTCGATACCGCCACCTTTAGCCAATTTAGTCATAGTCGCGCCTTTGTGCAAACGGCCTTCGTGTTTGTTGACGGCCTTCTGCATCATTGATTTGTCTTGTTTCATGTCGGCTTTACCGCCTTCGGCTTTACCGTCTTTTTTCTTAGCTATCATTGCCATAAAGCCGGGGTTCATTTTAGAAGCCATAGTATCACCACCTTTTGAAAATTTACGGCCTTTATCGGCCTCGTTAAAGTCTTTTCCCACGGACTGTGGGATTCCTACTTTCTTAGCAAACGATGGCGAATTGGCTATCGCAGCCATGAAATTGTGTTGCTTTTTAGAGCTACTTGGCATCATTTCCCTGCTTGAATAAGCTGGTCAATTTTTGCTTCAAGCTTGTTAAAGCGTTGGTCAATGTGGTCAGTAATTCGTTGAACTTCTGCTTGAGTAACTGTATCACGGGCAATCTCCTCGCGGGTTATGTTTAAAAGACGTTCGACACGCTTAGTGTCTTCGCCAATTTCTTTCATTTGAGCAAACTTTTCTTTGACGAATAGGCCAAAAACCCCCATCACAACAGAAAGTACTGCCGACCAAATTGTGCTTAGTTCCATATCAGCACATCTTCCCACGGGTTTTGCCACGCTGGGCTATACCATCGGCACGACTAGAAGCGGAGGCAACTTTTCCGCCATTTTTCAAATTATATGGATTAGAAGGTTTCTTTTTTGTAGAGGCACTAGAACGAGGCGCATCACGATTAAGAAGTTTATTAAAATCAATATCCTCCCTATCAACCTTATTCATCGGTGTCATTCCGGGATCATCACCAAAAGTACTACCGCGACCATCTCGACGTGGAGTCATTCCGGGGTCTGTATCTTTTTTGGATTTAATTGCTTCCATTAAACCATTGATAATTTCATCTTCTTTATTAGCCATTTTTTACCTCAGCACTTCCATCTAGCTAGTGAAGCAGCCTTACGGGTAGGCTTGCCTTTTTCGTCTTTCATCGGGCCGGGCATGCCAGACATACGAGCGCAGAATGACTTTTTGCGGGGCCCACCTTCTGGTTGTGGAGCTTTGAGGTTTGATCCTGTGGCTGCGTTGTACTTAGCACGGCCTTTGGCGGTCAGCCCAGCCCCTTTAGAGACAGGAAGCTTCTCACCGCGACCTACCGCAAGGGATGGGGTTTTCTTAGCCATTTGCTACCTTTAAACGCTTCTTACCATGCTCTGCCATCAAAGGCTTCATAGCATCTTCAGCAAAGTTACGGTAGAACTCGGTAGTGCCTACGTGCGGCAGGCTGATGTCGGTGTCAAGGAACACTGTAAAGCCTTCTGCGCGAGCGCGCTGGCAGAACAGGTAATCTTCCCCGATGTAATTGCCGTCAACAATAGCAAAATCAAATACTGCTGATTCGTGCGTATCGTCCACGTTGTTGTAGTACTTCCACTCGGGGTGGTTGGTAATCATGGTTTCCAGCACATGGCGCTGGATCATCATAAAGCCTGTAGCTACATTTTTTACACGCATCAAACCATTGTTGTCAAACTCTAACTCGCCATCATCGTTTAAGTAGAAGTCAAGGAAGAATTTACGGTCGTCAGCGCGACGTGGATATGAGCCGGCAGTAATGTCTTTGCCACCGCTCAGGGCCAGCAAACGAATTACGTCTTCGGGAGTAATGATGACATCCGAATCTACAAATAGTAGATCAGTGCAATCCGAATCCATGAATCTAGTAACTAGCGCGTTACGCGCCTTGGTAATGATCGAGCACCCTGACAAATGCGCAAGCTGAATCTGGACACCCATCTTGTCCAGTTTAGGGACGAGCGCTGCCAAAGCAAACGCCGTCTTAATATTCAGCCTGCCGTCATAGCAGGGGATCGCAACCATAAGTTTGCGCCCAACTAGGTTAATGCTCTTCTCTGTATCAGCCATAAAACACCGTGATATGCGTGTTAGCGCCTAAGAAAAGTCGTATGCCGTTATGAGCAAGGACGCCTTCTCCGGGAATTGGTACGCTGTACCCAGTTTGATTTGATGCGTCTAGTTGCAGCAGCACATCATTCCACACAGTCACATTTCCGCTGGCTGCGCCAGAATTGGCGACAGTAACAGTAAACGTATTTGCAGTGGACGCTGTTTGAACTTGGTACGGGTTATCCGCCAAATCCCAGTCCAAATAAACCCAATCGCCCGCCTTCAAGCCGTGATTAGTTGCTGTAATTGTCGCTGTTGTGGTGGCCCTTGCGTAAGTTCCACTTATGCTTTGATCGTCCACCAAAACAGTGTACTCAGTAGCACCAGAAAACGGAAAAACAACCGCTCCTTTAAGGCGAGTACGGTACGGAACCATCAAGCCAGAAACTCCACCGTGTTGCGATTTAACGTCGGTTTGCATACCCATAATTAATCTCCTGTAATGCGGGGGCCGAAGCCCCCAAGATCAATTAAGCTGAAGCGGGAAACTGTAAGCCGCTAGAGTCGGCAACCACGTACATAATTGTGTACTGCACAGTACCTGCTGTCACTGCGGCAACAGTTGGTGTCATTGTGGCAACGATTTTTACATCAGTTGAACCGATACCAATACCGTTGGAAGACGCTGCAGATGCAGCACCGCACCATGCGCCCAACTTAGCTGCTGCGTTGCTAACGGCTGCGCGACCAGCAGTGGTCACGTCTGTAGCAGCCCAGTACAAGGCGGCTGTAGTGCCATCACCAAGGCTTACATTGGCTGCGGTAGAGCCTGTAAATGCAACAGTGGTGTCAATCAAGATGTCAACAATTTGAGCGCCAGCAGGTAACACGCAAATGGTGTCGGTAGTCGCGGAAGCGGCTTGACCTGTGTAGTTCTTTTTAAATGTTTGAGAAACAACGGTTGCGCCGCAGTTTTCAATAGTGCCAACAGTAGTGCCGGTTGTGTTACGAACAGTTCCGAGCAGCCAAGGGCCAAGGTGAGTTGCGAATCCCATGATGTAATTCCTTTACATGCGTTGAAGTGTATCAATCTTGCATGTCAGTCAGCCGGGACTGTTTGATACACCGGAAAACCCGGATTAGTTGGAATATATCACTTTGTTTGGTGGTGTGCAACAAATAAAAAGGGCCCCCGAAGGAGCCCTTTCTATAAAGCCCGAGGGCTTAGGACGAACCGGGCGATCCGAAGATGCCGAGTGGGTCGCTAACGCCGAAGCTGTAACGCTCGCGGGCCTTGTAACGTACATTTCCGGTGTCGAAGTCTCCATCCATGGAATTAGCCAAAGGCATACGGACGAAGTGCTTCAAGCCGTTAGGCACGTCAGACAACAAGAACCAACCGTTTGTGTCGGTCAAGAAGTGGTTGACGCAATAGCCTTCAGGGATCGAACCATTGTTCTTCAATGCGTTGATATCGTTGTCAGTAGTACCAACACGGAGGTTAGTTTCCAACAGACGGGTAGCAACGAACATCAAAGAAGGAGGTACGACCAGCTTCTTAGGCTTAGCAGCGATCAGCAAACCGCGCTCATCTGTCCAAGCAGCGATCTGAATAACTGCGTTTTCCAACGAAGTTTCGTTCAAATCAGCGCCGGTTGACGGACGATTGCTGTTGGTGCCACCAGAGATCAGGGGGTGAGCAGTGTTACACAAGGTAACGCCGTCGCCGTAGGTAACCGCAGTATTGAACGCGTTGTTCAATACAAAGGCAGCCTTAACCTGCTTGGTGTACGCCATACCACGGGCCAAAGCCTTGGTGTAACGTGCTGACAAAGAGTCATACAAGTTATCTTCCACGGCTTCTTCGGTGATGGAGAAGCCCATCGCGATTGTTTCGTGGTTGTAACGTGCAGTCCAAGCTTCTTGCGCATTGTCATAAGCAATGGCAGAGCCCTCGTTCTTCACCGGAGCGGCGGAGAAACCAGACAGCTTGGTCTCTTCTTCAAAACTACGCTCAGACGCTTCTGTTTCGTAGATTTCTTTGTGCTCTTCACCATATTTGGCGTACTCAAGTCCAAACAATGCGTTCAGACCGGGCAAGAGTTCTTTAAGTAGTTGTGCGCGTGAAATAGCCATTTTTTACTCCTTAAACACCAGTGGTGTTGTTGTATTGGTGAGTGTTAATCTTCACCAATAATTCGGTGTAAGTATCAGCGGCTGTAGCAGTTTCCGGCACAACGTCGATTACACGAACTGGAATGGTTGCGGTAGTACCAGCACCGGTCAAGGTAACAGCGAAAGCGGAATTACCAGTAGTGGTGCTTCCAGCGTTCAATACCAAAGCCAAGTTGGTTCCAACAACCGTACGACCTGCTGAGCTCATAGTAGTGCCAGAAGACACAACTGCGACCTTGAACAGAGCCATTGGATCATCAATAACGTACGCATAGGCGAGGTTTGTAGATGTAGAGATGGAAGCAGGCAAATACTGAGCTTGAACGGTTTGGCCGCTTGAGTTCACATATTGACCGCCAACACATACACCGACAATAGCGCCAGAGTTAGTAGTGGTAGAAAGAATCAGGTAACCATCGCTATTGATTTGTACGGTATCGCCATTAAAAATAGCAGTACCAAAACCAGCAGCAACAGGAATCTGACGTAAAGCACCCGCGTAAGGCATGCCATCAATACGATTGATGGGCTCTAGGCCGTACGGAGCGCTTACTGTAGGATAAGCCATAGTTAAACTCCAAAAAATTAAATACCTTTACCGAAAGTAACTTTGGTACTACGCTCTTTGAAAAGCGGCATACGTGGGTCACTCTCGCGCATGTACGTGTTATCTACAGAATTCATTTGAGTTTCCGCTTGTTGGCGGTAGTACTCGTCACGTTGTTCCGTAAACTCCACGGGTGTTTTGCATAACATCAATCCACCTACGACAACACTGTCTGGAAACTGGCCATTGGCTGTACCAAACAATCTAATCTCAGGATGGTCAGATGCCTTTACGGGCTCCCAGCCTTCACGTAGCTTTGAAGATAAATTTGTCGGATCATCTTTGCCAAGAGTCGCGGTACGAATCCAGCGAAACGCATAACCCGGTTCCGGCGTGGGATCGGGCAGAAGCTGGGGTGGCAGCCACTTCGCTGGGCGAGTTGTGGTTGCGCGGGTATCGAGTTCACGGCTCTTACGAATTTGTTCAGTCATAATTTATTTCCTCATTTCTTCCGCAACCTTACGAGCATAGAGTTCCAAAGGAACGCCGAGCCGCTTGGCGATGTTTACCTGCGTTTGTGTAAGTACGATCTTTCGAGGCGCTGTACTACGTGATGCCGGTGCAACTACATTTGATTTTGTTCGCTGAGAAGTTTTAGCATCAGCGGGTTCGTCTGCAAATGACTCAGGGAACCGTTTTCTCATATCGGCGTCGATAGCTTCGTAATATTCATCACTAGCCACAGGCACACCAGAATCCTTTAGGTCCTCGTGCAAAATGAGAGCGTAAGCTGCCATCTTTCGGTTGGTACCAAACCACGAATTTTTGTCTAACCAGTCGCGTGTTTTGGAATCAACTTCAGGCGCTTGAGGAGCCTGTTGTTGCGTTTGTACAGGATATTCTTTAGTTTGTAAAGGGGTAGGTTTAAAATTATGTACCTTATCCGCACGGATTGATGCGGTGGTTAATTTTTCCTGCGCCTTTGTAAGTGCTTCAGAGTCCCCCGCCTCATAGGCGTCCTTATAGGCCCGTTTAGCATCTTCGATTTCCGATGCTACTACCATCTTGGCTTGGTCAATCAGTGCCGTTTGGTTGGAGGCAAGCGACCCTTGCAGGCGTTTGTTCTCTTCTACGACAGATTGCGCAACCCGGACAGCTTCTTCACGTTCCCGTAAAGCTACTTCCTTGGCTCGTCGCTCTTCGTGGTAGCCCTTATTCATGTGCGCAAGGCGGTCCTTCAGCTTTTGATCGCTGTATTTAGCGAGCTCATCATCAGTTACCGGCTTAGGCGCTTCACCTAAAGGGGTGCGATGGCGATCCTTTTCAGGGGTGTCGTCAACAATTTCAATCTCTGTATCGGATTCTTTATCGGATTCAGGTTCAACTACACGGCCACCGGCACGAGCGTTTTTGGTACCTTCTTCGTCTGGAAACTCAAACTCAGTTTTTTCGATGCTCATGGCCGTTGTACTCCTCGTGGGTCTTGGATTACTGCTTCAACCGAATCATCATTGATAAGCCGCCATTCGGTATTGTGGATTTTCATCCGTGTACCGCTATTAGGGCGAACCAAAATAAAGTCGCCTACCTTGCAGCTTGGGCCGCTTGGGAAACGTTTTTCGTCAGTAAAGGCGTCAGGGCCCATTTTGGCTACAAACAACACGGGGGATAGAAGCTCCTCGTGATGCATCATTTGGCTGGTTTTAATCAGCCCACTTTCTCCGATTTCTTCCTCGGCCTTAGGCAACATACACAGTAAATGGTATGTAACCGGGTCTGGAATCTGTCGGGCCTTTTCTTCATCTGTGGCATTTAGTACCCCAGACAAATCTACGGCGTTAACATTAAATTCTGACATTCGATTTCCTTACTTTCACGCATGGGGTTTAGCGTATTTCGGCGGGTAACCCCAGATAAACCCATCCAAACTCAGTCGTCCTGCTCCCCGGCTCTCAGGCGCGACACCATTTCAGTTACACGGATTTGTGCTCGGGAAATTCCCCGGATTTGCCCACATAACTCTTTGTACTCCGCAAAATCTGTTACTTTCCCACCCGCAATAGCGGAAATTAACATCTCTCGATCCTCGTTAAGCTGCTTTGTAAGCAGGTCCATTACGTTTTGTTCCATTTAAACCCCTTGTTTTGGTGGTTGTCCGGCTAATTTTTGATTTAAAAGTGCGGCTTTATTTGCCATGCCTTGCTGGGCCTGTTGTTGCTTGATTGCCATCTGCTGTTGAGCGGCTTGGGCAGCCTGTTGAGCCTGCTGGGCGTTGATTTGTAGCTGCTGCTGGTGCTGTTGCTCAGCTTGTTGGGCCTCTTGCATGAGTTGTAGGGGGTCAATCCCACCTTTGTCCGCGTCAAGGGCCAATTTTTCACGATTATTGGCAATATCTGCGTCCACCTTGCGAGCTTTAGTGTCAGCGTCCTGCTTTTTGATCTGAACTTCCTGCATTTGAAGCTGGAGGATTGGGTCTTGGGCTTGCTGAGCGGCTTGCTGCTGCGCTGCTTGGCCTTTATTGATGATCAACAACTGCTGTGCGGCCTGTGCAACCACGCGGGACAACTGAACTTCCAATTCTGGTGAAAGTTCGACGTCTGGTGTAGGCAAAGGAGCGCCAAGGCGTTCTTGAATTTTCACGCGGTAAGCAAAACCAAGGTGCTCTGCAATGTGAGCCTGAATAGCAGCCTGCATTTGGGCTGCCATGGGGCTTTGTCCAATCGCTGCTGCAATCATTGGGTCTTGCAGGAACGTACTGTGTACCGCAATGTGTGCTTCGTGGTCTTGATAGATAAATGCTTTATTTGGCTTACCATTAAGGAAGGCCATATTCTCTGAAATAGGATCGCGGGGCTTTTGATCGCTATCGATAGGAACCAATTTATCGGCATTCTTAACGCCAAGTACCTCAATCATCTGGCGGTGCAGATGTGGAAGGTTATAAATCTGCGGTGCGCTCTGGGCCAACTGAATGACCGCTTGGTATTGCATGATCCGCTGGGCCATGGTCGAACTGTTGGGGTCCGACACCGGAATAATTTCTACAAGGTCGTAGTCCGATTGCTTTGCTTTGCGATCGCCGCCTTCAGGAGTGTAGTTGTACTCTTCAGGGGTGTAGTCACGGATGATTTCTTTGAGGAGCTTGAACTCCTGCTTCATCGAATAGTGAACGCGCGCCTGTACTGCAGACATGGTTTTCAACTGTCGCTCAAGCAGCGCAAGGGTTGTGCCCACCGGAGCGTTCGCGCCCATGTCGCTGATGTTCATGTCGGAGATCGAACCTAAGCGACGACCTTCTTCAGTGATTTGGTTCAGCAACGCCAACAGAACTTGGCTTGGCTCCTTGTATGGCAGCGCCATGATGTTGTCGCGAATCGTGCCGGAGGCAACGTCCACATCTCGGAACTCGCCCGGGGCGATGGGTGTGTCGTCTCCCTTGACGCGCATGCCTTTAGTCTTCATACCGCCGGGTAAGTTAGACAAAGTACCTGCGTCAACCAACTGGCGAATCAAAGATGTGCCAGCGCGCGCATAGCCGCCGATCAAATGGATTAGGCCAAGGCCGTAGGCTCCAAAGCCGGGTACATATGTGTACTGCACAAAGTGCTGGCGCTTCTGTGAAAGATCGTCGTCTTTGTTCCAGTTACGGCGGATAGCCAATACTTCTGAAGTACCGCGATCAATGGTAATGATGTAAGGAAGAGCAATGTCGTCTTCGTCCTCGTAGCCGGGTAGGCTGTAATCGACGTGGATTTCAAGAATCTGATAACGCTCGTCGTCAGTTAGTGTGTAGCCTTGGCCTTCGGCTTTTTTCTTTTCAACGTCTGTATGAATTGGCTCAGGATCAGACAACTCGATGTCGCGGTAGAAACCGGCCACCTGTAATTTACGGATGTCGTTTTTGGTTTTACGCATTACATGAGTAACACGCTCTGCCGTCTGGGTGCTAGACGCGCCGTAAGGAATGATGATGTCTTCTGCAGGGATGTACATTGACACTTGACGGCCAAGTGCTGGATCGTAGTAGACCTTCTTAAATGCAGAGCCAGCCAAGCCTAAGCTATACAACATGCGCTCATGCTCAGGGCGATACTCCAACATCACTTCGGTCAATTGGTAGTTCATGTCATCGCGGACACGTTCTGCAGCTTCGGTGGTTTCTGGATTTTCTTCGCCAATAATGCGGGTCTTGACGGGGCCCTGCGCCGGGAAGCTTTCGGTAATAGTCTCTGATTGGAAACGGATGGCCGCTTCTGTAAGAATTGTGGAGTACACGCCACAGGCACCTAGCCATGGCTCTGTGCGCTCTTCGTAGTTCATGCCTAGGACGTCAAGTCCTTTTACATACATCTCTACCCAATCTTTGCGAGACTGGATGTCGGTGTCCACTAAATCAATTAACTCGCTGGCTAACTTTTGCAGTTCGCCGTCATCCATTTCTTCGGCAAGGTTTACATCAAACTCTTCTTCGGTCTGCGGCAAAATTTCAATTTCCATTCCGCCTGCAGTAATTGTTACCCCTTCAGGGTTTTCAATTTCAATTTCCAAATCCGGTTCTCCGAGTCCTGCATCAATTCCCATAGGGGCTTGATATAAGGATGGGCTCATGCTGTTGGTTGCCATAGTATTCTTTCGCTGGTTATCTTAATAGTAACTGTGTTTACGCCGAAAACTTTTTAACTCTTCCCGTTCGTCGGATTCTAATCTTAGGAAGCCGCCTTGTCGAAACCTTATCAAGGCTTGAGTGCTTGAGTCCACAAGGTCGTCATGGTCGCCCATCGGGAAGGACGCCATCTGTTCAACTACTTCGCTGGCCCACCGGGTTTCTGGTGCCCACACTTTACCAGACCGGAACATGTCTGTGACAGAATTTAAACGAACGAATTTATCGTTGCCACGGCTAGGGGTGTATTCTGAAACCATTACGCCTATTTTACGCAGTTCAAATATTAAAGGGGCCCCCGCCGCTTTAGCCTCAATAATACAAGCGTCCGGCTCCCATTCTTGGTACGCGGCTAGGGCGCGTTCTTTTAATTCCGGGAACTCCATCCGTTTCTGGAATGCATCAAGGAGGATGACGTTCACATTATTGACGTCGCCGTCCATATAGAAGACGCCCCAAGTAGTGCAGGCCGAATAGTCGGAGCGTTCGTTTTTTGTAAATGCCGTGTCCCAAGACTGGATGATAAATTCACAAGGCGGCGGATTTTCTTTGTCCCAAATCTTCCACCACTCCCTTTTGACCATCGCACCCTCTTCACCCGTCGGAGCCTGTTGGTACTGGGCGTTCCATTTTGATGGTGGTAGTTCCTCGCGTAGCGCGCTCAATTCCTTGAAGGACCAGAATTCAGGCCATAAGGGATTACCACTAGGCATGATGGCGGGGAACTCGATGACCTCCCACTCCTCGGCTTGGTCCCTCATGGTGGCGTCTTTAATTACCCGACCGGTCAAATCCCTATCACCCCATCGGGTCATAACGATCACAATGGCCCCGCCCGGTTGTAAACGTTGCCGGGGTCCGGACGTATACCATTCATAGGTTTTGTCAAAGACGCTAGGATCGCCAGCCGCCATAGCAGCCTCTTGCTCAGAATGCGGGTCATCAATAATCAGTAGGTCCGCACCCTTACCAGTAACCGTACCACCCACACCAATGGCAAAGTATTCCCCGTTCTGGTTAGTAGCCCACCGGCCGGCCGCCTTACTATCTTGTCTCAATGCCACCCCGGGAAACACCTTGGCGTACATTTCTGAATCCACCAAGTTCCTAACCTTGCGGCCAAAGTTGACAGCCAAGTCCCCAGTATTGGAAGACTGAATAATCTTCTTGTTAGGGTATCTACCTAGGAACCAGCTAGGCAACAAATAGGAAGCAAACTCCGACTTTGTATGCCGAGGCGGCATGTTAATGATCAGCCTCTTTAAGGTTCCATTGGCGATAGCCTCGAATTTTTTTGCCATCACTGCATGGTGTCTGCCATGGACAAAACCCGGCCACATCATTTTTACGTAGGCCATAAAGTTGCCCTGCGCCGTCTCCCTTTCCAGCGCCGCCCTATATTCCTCCACCTGAGCTAGCAATGTCTCCTGCTCATTAGGCTGCAATCCAGCCATCAACTGCTCTATCTTTTCAAGGTCGGTCATTCCAAAGCCTTGAAGTTAATGTACACCGGCCGGATCGACCTGCCACCGCCATTGATCTTTTTAAGCACCCCAAGGCGAACCAACTTGTTCACAATGTCCATCGTGTTCCCTAGACCTGATTTGCCCCTCTGGTACGCAATATCTCTAATAGTAGGGGAATACCCGTACATCTTCCACCATTCGTCAACGATTAAAAACACTTCCTTCTGTACTGGGCTCATTTCCATCTCCATGCATTCTTGCTCTGTAAAGTCCATTTTGGACGCCCGCATGCTTAAATTTATAGCAACTTTGCCAAACGAACCCAAACTCTTGGGTTGCTTTGGTTTTTTTAATATAAGAGATGCGTTCTTCATATATTTTTTTGTATAAATTTTTTTAGGTTTCTTCTTGGTTGGAAGGTGGGGGGGTATCGAAAATATCTAGGTTTTGATTGAGTGGAATAGTATGTATAGAGTCATGG